CTCCTGCCATTAACGAACCGTCTTTCATAAAATGGAACCCAGTTGGAGCAGTAAATCTACACATTGCTCCTGGCTCAATATATCTTAAACTGTTTGCAGTAAATGTTCCAGTCATATACGCAGCATCAGTACTATCTAAAAATGTACCTGTTGATTGGTTAGTTGCTATTGTTTCGCGCTTCCATTTTGCATTTAAGTCAGAAACAATAGTTTTAGGGAATTGGTCTAAGTAAAAGTTTTTAGTATTTGACGAAGCTAATATTGGTTCAACAGTATTATTAATAATGCCTTCAATATCACTTTGTGTTGTAAATTTAAACTGAGATTTTTGTAGGAATATTTCTTTATATAATACTCCATCGTCTGCAAACAAACTAGTATTACTGTACTTTCCTGAAACATCTTTAAGATCAAAATATCTACTAACGCCACTACTAATTCTGTTTGTGCTTTTAGTTTTAATAATCTCTTGGCTAATAGACAGCGGACCAATATTATAATCTTCGCCTGTTATTAATCTGTTTTGCGTATAATACGTTGCAGGAGCATTAGCTTTAATGTCTGCATTTGACTCTGTTGCAGATCCATTTGTTACAGTATAATTTAATTTGAAGCCTAATGTGGCTGTTTCTAAACTTCCTGATTTACTTTGGTATGGAACATCAATACTAATATCGCCCATTGCTCCAGGAGTAATAACACTATTTGTGTTTTCACTAGTTCTATAATATACTTTAAAACTGCCTGAAGGTAAGTTTCCAAAAATACCATCGGAAAATACTAAATTAATTCTATCACCTACTCTAGTATTAACTGCATAAACATTTTTAATACCTTGGAATAAGTTATTGTAAATAATATTGTTGCCTTCAACTGAATCTATTTTAGTCCAAAACTCTGTTTCAAATCCATTAGCATCAACGCTATATAACCAAACATCAGTATCGTTAATATTAGTAACGTCAACTGCTATTGTTTGATTTGGCTGAGGAGCTGCAACATTAAATGTTGAGCTATCTAATTTGCCCTGTTTAAAGTGCATAAAGAAACCAGTATTAGAGCTTCCTGAGCCTTGGCCGTCATCTCTAAATAAGAAGCCTGGACTTGTACCCGGAATTGGTGATTCTTCAACAACATTGTCTCCGCTTATTCCAGAGCTTACTACTTCAAATCTAGTACTAATTCCTTCTATTCTTTTTGTAAAAGGAAATACTGCTGAAGTTGTGTTAGTTGAATTAAATCTATATTGCTGAGTAATAACATTTGCAATACTTGCAGACTTTAACGGACTACCTATTTGGTTAGTTACTGGCAATGTAGAATTTAAAACCTTAATAACTTGTTCAAAATAGTTTGGATTAGATTGGTCATTCCATTTAATAATTGTATTGGATAAGTTTTGTCCGGTGCTATCAATTATTGCTTCTGTAGTTTTAATAGTATTAAGCTTTAATAAGCCGTTTGCAGTTTGATTTCTTCTAGGATTATATGCAAGCATACGTGCTAAACGTAATACACTTTCTCTACGTTCAGCTGTTTCTAAGAAGTTTTCTCTAGCATTTAGATCAGTACGAAAGCTTAGATTTTGCCCTAAGAATGCAATCATATCAATTAATGCAAGGTATTCTGAGGATTCAATATAATCGTTAAAATCTTCGGGATAATTTTGCCGAAGGTAATTAATCATTACTCGACGTAGGTTGTCAAAGTCATAACTCTGAAAATCAGCGTTACGAAACGATTGATAAATTCTTTTCCAGTCCTCAGATACTAATAATCTTGACTGTCTATCTGTTGACGACATGTCGGTTTCCTCTATTACTATGATATTTATCTGTTACAGATAAGTGCGTATATAATCTATGCCAGGCCATTAGCCTGATCAAACTTAAAACGTAAACTTTCTGAAATATTATAAGGAAGAAAAGTAATTGAACATTCTACTGTAATACCCTTTTCATAGGTATCAACAACAATTTCTTGCACACTTAGTCTTGGATCATAGTTTACAATTGTAGTGACATCATTTACAATAGCTTCTTGTATATCTGTTGTAAATGGTTCAAATAATAAATCCCATATTATTGTTCCAAATGATGGATCAGTAAGTTTTTCGCCTTGTCTAATATGGAAGTGGTTAATTAAATCTTGTTTAATAAGGTCAAAGTCGTATTTTGAAAATCCGTCAACTGCATCAACCGTAGAAAATCCTTTGTAAGCACGGCTTGCCGTTGGCGCTCCTTGCTGTTTTTGTGGTACTGTAACACGTTTATAAAGATTCTTTTCTAATTGGCTCATACTATATTTACCTATGCTGCTCCAACTGGAAATACTACTTCTCCAGTTGTTCCGGATTGTACTGGATTATCTTGTTCTTTAATTTCTAATTCTAAACTTTTTAACGCATCTAATTTTTCATTGTTAAATCGCCTTACTACACTAGATCTAACATTAGCAAGACTACTACCAAAGTACGCCATTCCGTTGTCTCTAGCCCGTTCATTGTATACTGCTACTATAAGAGCATCATCTGTTGGTGCGTTGTTGCCGCATGCTTTAATTGCATTTTTAAATACCCTGTTGCATCCGCCTGCGCCATGTTGAATTGCTGTAGACCATAAAACATCTTGTAATGTTTTTGATTTTACTCTTACGTCAACTCCAGTACTGTTACTAACTTTATCAGCTGCTGGTATAAAATACTGACTAATTGCATACTGGTGTTGCGATTGAGCAGCACCTTCGTCTGACATAATTGATTCCCAAGACTGTTTAAATGCATCAGTACCAGATGCCGCTGATGATTGTCCACCTGCACGTTGCAATAACTCAAAAGTTTCTGCAGAGTTATTTTCTATATATCTCATGTATCCTTTAAATCCACCAGTTCTTGTAGCTAGTTGGTAAGTTCCGTAGCTCCAGCCGCCTGTAGTATCAAATCCAATTGCGGCAGGATTATCTTTAGATTCATATTTTGAACTTAATGCTCCTAATTCTTTACTAAATTCAAAGTTACTAGAATAATCATCTTTAGGGATTGTTCCGGTTCCTGATCCTGTACCGCCTGTAGTTCTTTCAAAACCTGAACTAATTGCGCCGCCGCTACCAGCAACAAATGCACTACGTTTTCTGCCGCCTTTATTTTTAGCAAAGGAATCCGGGGTTAATACTCTATCAGCTGTTGCTAATGCTCCGGGTTGTTCCCTGTCAGTCTCTGGTTTTTTGAATGACGATGGATCTAAATTTTCATGATGCGGCCACGGTTCGTGTTGCGGAGCTCTTGTTAAAATACTATCATAAACTACTGGTGTAGCATTACCTGGAAACATATAAGGCAATGTGACAGTTTCTAATGGAGTTACAGTGTCAGCTTTAGATGCCTTTGCAGCCAGTGGACCATTCATATGCACATAAGTTGCTGTTTCTCTATGTTCCTTACCAGAGGTAATGTGAGTATATCCTCCGGCAGTTAACCTATTATCTTGTCCAGAATCTACATGTAAAAATTTTCCTGTTGATATAAATTGACTCTTTTCAACACCGGTATGCATGTTACCAATTACTGTAATTTTAGAATCTTTACCAACATGTAAATTATGGTTATGATGTGCTTCTAATTGTATCCTGCCGCTTTCTAATCCCTTACCGTCTGTTTCTGCACCTTTACTATAACGTGCAGTAGCTTTCATATTAATATTTCTACCTGCTTCAAAATTAATATCTCTTTCTGCAGTAATGTTTAAATCATTATCGGTCATAATGCTTACACTGTCTTGAGCGTGAATATCAATTTTTCCATCACTAGTCATTTCTATCCAAGTAGTTCCTCTAGCATTACCAATATAAATTAAATCTTCCGAATTATGCATTAATAGCTGATGGCCTGTACGAGTTCTAAACCTTAATAATTCGTTTTGAGGAATAGTATTTTTACCGCCAGATTCTTTATCCATTTTATTCACATAAATTGGAGGACCATCTTCTGGATGGCTTTTTCTAAGGAAGGACGGATCGCCGTCATCCATAACAAAACTAGAGCCTCCTAGTCTGCTATAAGGAACATCAACTTTATCGTCTGATGGACCTATGGTAACTTTAGGGTGTCCTTGCCTAAGATCTAAAGGACCAGGAGTACTAAGCCCAAATACCATGCTAGGAATTTCTCGTCTAGCACTTGTAGTTGTTGTTCCTCTATTTTCGTCAAGTAGTAACCCTTGAGTTTCTAATACTTCAGTAAAATCTTTATTATAAGGCTTTTTAAATAATGTAGGATCTATTGCGGAACCGTCTTCAAAGGATTTATTATATTCTCCAACCGGTAACTTGGCTCCTTTTATATTCTCAGGAGTTAATGCTGTTGTTTGTTCTGTACTAGCTCTACCATCCGGAATCATAAAATTCATATAATCATCAGGAATACAACCAATCCAATAACCTAAGTTAAGATTACCTTCTGCAAATATTACTAAAACACGGGTTCCAATATCTGGCGGAACTGCCCACATACCGTAACTTTTTTGTGTATGCTGGTATCCGTCATTTGGAGTTAATCCTGCAGCTGGCGTAATACCGTAAAACGGGCTAAGATACCTAACTTGAACTAATTGTCCACCGGCTTCTGGCGTAGCTCCTGAACCACTATAACTTACAAGTTCAACTTCTAGCCCACCCATATACCGTACGTCTAAGTGGTTAACTACAATAGCTTCATAAGGACCAGGGTCCTTCATTCTGCTTTGCGTTACTTTTGTTCTTCTATAATTACCTGATGCCATTGGATATCCTGTTTGTAATACTTAACATTTTACAGGGCCAGTATCAGTAGACTCTGACTGTTCAACTGATGATTCAATGTTACCCTTTGTAGTTACATCGCCTGCTCCGCCACCAACACCAGCAGTTACTCCTTGACTAATTTTTTTGCCAGTTTCAAAATCATATCGATCGTCATATAAATCTATAGTCTGGTATGAATATACTCCTGCTCCACCTGTAGGTGTTACAATATCTGCACTAAGAACTCTAGGAGCTGTTTTATTAAATGAAGGCCTTCTAAACGAACTTCTTGTCTTGGTAGTAGCAAGTGTAATAGGTTCGGGACCTTGAATTATATTACTAGCAATGCCTGCCGCTGCACTTAAAGTTTTTGCTTTATCTATTTTGCTCTGGACTAGATCTTTAAATCCTTGATTATAGATATTCATTCTTTCAACCATATTATCGGCATTACTAGGCATTTTTGATTCCCAAAGTAATGCCAACGATTGTGCTTCAAGTGCCTTTTCAATTGCTTCTGCTTTACTATAACTTGCTACTTTTTTTACATCGTTTTCTGAAAATCGTGTACCATTTATTAGCTGAAGAGCTTTCTGTCTTCCTTTTCTTGCCAATTCAGCACTCTGTGGATCATCTCTAGATTTTAATTGTAAGTACTGAGAATAAGCAGCAATTGCTTCTGGCGGTGGCAGTGGATCAGATGATAAATCTGTAGTATGTATTTGATCTTTTGTAACTACTCCTGCAGGAGCAATAGTTTGATAAACTGCGGTACCTAAAGATGTAAATGCATTAGGATTTTCATTTGGATCAGATCCAATAGACGGAGCATCTGCAACAGAGTACTTGTCGTCACCTTCGACTTCAGACATTATCGTGGTCCTCTTGTTCTAACTATGCCAGATGGGCTTAGATTGAGATTAGCTAATGACGTTTTAGCTTGTTTTTTAAATTCATTGGTTGCATCTATAATATCAGGTGCTTGTACTGCTCCAAGAGCAGAATCAAATTCACCTTGCAATTCTGAAGCTAATAGTCCTAGCTTTCCTGCAGGTGTAGAAGTGTCTATTTGGAATGCACCAAATGACGGAACTGCTACTAGCAATGCTTGATTAATAGCTGCTGACAGATCAAATGCAGCGTTACCCGAAGTTTGTAAGTTAACTGCCGGGATGCCTGCTTTAAATTTATTTGCATCAAATTTAGCATTTTTAGAAAACAATTCACTTGATTGTTCAGCAGTATTTTTCAAGTCTGAACCAAGTTTATTTAATTTTCCTATTGCTCCTGCGGCATTAGCTCCAGTATTTGAAATATTGTTAACTGCTGACAAGTTATTGAAAGCTAATTCACCTACAGAAGTTGCAGAACTTACTAGTGAATTTGCTCCTTGTTCTAAAAGATTCATAGCTTGATTAATTGATTTATTAATTGGTGATCCAGCTTCGTTTATTTTTTGTTCATCTAGTACTTTATCAGATCCAGGTAATTGTTTTTGGTAAGTTGACTCATTATCTATAGCCATTATTCCTTTATTATTTGAAGTTGCCGGAGTATCTTGTCCAACACGCCTTACTAATTTAAGTGTTTGTTTATACTGACCATTAGAAAATGTATTAGTAACTTTATATACTGTAAACAGTCCACTAAATTGAGGAACTATTAATGGCATTTCCATCGATGCTCCACTAACTTCATAATCAAAAGGTGTTCTAAAATTAACAACTACAAATACTTCTCCTTTAGTGTAAAGCATAGTACCTTCAGTAGTTGCATTAGGCGAACTTCCTGATTGTTCTGAATGATGATTTCCGATATCTTGTGGGAGGAAAAATGGATCGCCCATAATATCCATACTTACAGATATCATATCTGACGGTTGATGTATTAATATATTATGAAAGTTTTCTGCAATTAAGCGTCTAATATCTGAATCTCTAGATGCATTGCCTGTAGGATTTTGTGTAACTTCTTGTACAGCCGAACGAGCTTCTCCTGATTGTTCTACTGCCGGAGTTGTCTCACCAGCAACATTTTTTGCATTTGCAGGTTGTTCAGATTTTATAACTTTTTTATTGGCAGTACCAGTTTGCTCGGAGCCTGCATTATTTCCATAGTTACCCATAGCAGTTCGCATAAACGAAGTATTAAATTGAATATCAAACCCTAGTACATCTTCGTTACTACCTGTATACAGATAGTTGTATTCTTTAGCTGCAGACTCGCGCAATCCAGCTGTGTTTTTAGGTACTTCGTTGGGTCCTAAAAACTTTGCTTCGTCAGCTTCATATGGATAAATTGCAAATACATACACCATAGGAGGTCTGCCAAGTGCTTCTTCAGTTTTTGAATTTTCTTCTAAAAATGTTTGTGTATCTATTCTAAACCAGCGTCTAATACCATTTTCGTCTCCGTCTTCCGAAGCACTTGCTTTACAAAACTCTGAATTTAACAATACCTTTTCAATAATAGTAACAATCTTTTCATCCTTCTGAAATGCGTATTGTCTTGCAAATTCAGCAGTCTGCGAGCTAGCAGCGTCTTTTTCATTTAGGCCAGGTTGAGGTACTAGTTCTGGACCACAAGGATTATCAAAATCTTCTGTGATATCTGCACCAGCATTAAATTGATTTTGTAAATCTCCAAGTTCTGTGTCCGGTGTAATTTCTGACTGCAATGTACCACTCATTGATGCCATTGCTTGATCACCACCTGCTGTTGATTCTTTAATTAACGGAGATTTTCCAATCTCATTCATTTGGCTTTGATCTTCTGCAAAGGCTAATAATGTTTCAAACATTCCAGTTACTGGCTTTGTTGCACTAGCTGATGTATTTGATTGTTTCCTATTTAACTTTCCAAAATAATCTTCTAGTTGTTCTTTACTCATATTTTTTGGATCAACAGACGAGCCTTTTGCTTCTACTATTGATTGTAATGCTGTTTTATCTTCAGGTTTAGATACACCCGTTTTAAGGTAAGTTGAAATACTGTTTGAATTTTTTGGGAAACAGATAATAAATCTATCATAACCTGGGATAATATTACTATCTTCTAATTTTTCTATTCTTTTATTAAGAGCCGATGCTACAGATTTGTCTCCAGTTTGTAAAACTTCATGTGCAAATGTGCCTACTGCTTTTATTTGGGTATAAGCTTTATTTGCATGATCTGATAATG